CCAGCAGTATCTCCGTTTAATGGTACAAATCTATATACATCACTGTATCTGTCGTAAGTATATTTGTATCCACTGTCGAATACGACATATGAAGATGATCTAATGTTATCGAAGAAATCAATAACGTTAGTAGTTTGAGTGTTTGAGTTAGTTACGTTTACAACGTCTGATCTTTGAGGTGAAGCAAACACAATAGCATCTTTTCTATTTTCAGCTATAGTGATTAAGTTATCAATGTGTGTTGTACTTCCTGAAGGACCAGCGATGATTAACCCTACATCTACAGTATCAGCGTCTTGGAATTTTTCATACGCTGTTTTTAACTGACCAGTTGTTACAGCAGAACCGTCAGAACCACCAGAAAGTGATTGACTTGTTGGAACTGTTACGTTAGTGAAAGATGTTCCACTAGCAGCATTTCCCCAATTTGATCCTGAAGCATTATGATCTGTCCAATAGATGTATTGAGATTTATTTTGAATAACATTTACATAATAGTTGTCATCGCCTTGTGCTGTTTTAGCATCACTTGCTTTAGACACTTTACTAAATGTTTCAATAACTTCACCAGGAGTTCCTGAAATAGCACCGTCTTCGTCAATAACGACTACGTGTAATTCGTCACCAGATCCGCCTCTTAATGAAACGTATGGTGAAGTTCCTGGAGCACCATCTACTGAATCGTAGTATCTCCATCTTCTTTTGATTCTAGCGTCATCAACAACGGCTGTTTGTAATCCGCCTTGTCCTAAAGGATGTTGAACGATTGTTAAATCGTTTGTAGAAATATTAGTTATTCTATATTTCTCTCCAGTAGTAAAGTCAGTTGTAGCAGCTGTTGTAGAAAATTCAACAATGTCTCCAATGTTGAAAGCTGTGCCGTCATCTACAGTAATTGTAGTGTCGCCAACAGCAGTACCTGAACCTTCGTTAACTTGATTTGATGTTCCTAATGTTTGTTCAAAAGCAGAAGCACTTGGACAAGTAGCAACTAATAAATTGTTACCCCAAGTTCCTGCTGTTCTAGCAGCAAAGTTACCAACGTTTGCCTGACCAGAAGCATAATTATTTTGGTAGTCATCAACATTTTTAATTAATAATGATGATCCACTCGTATTTGCGTTTGTTATACCAGTATTTTGAGCTCGTACAACTCTTAAAGCGTTAGAGTATTGTAAGAAACTTGAAGCACTGAAAAAATACTCGAAAGTATTTGTATCAGGTTTACCAAAAGTGCTTACTAACTCTTGTTCACTTGAAATAGCCACAACTTCATCAACTGGACCTCTATTTGCTTGTATAGCAATAGCTCCAATAGATGTTGATACGGCAGGAATAATTCTTGTTAAGTCTTTTTCCTGTACGAGAACACCTGGTGATACTTGAAATGCCATAGGTTTTCTCCTTAATTAGCTAATTATTATCTTTTCAAAAGTCATAAGTTTTCTTATGCCCATAGTCAAATTTTATTATACTGATATTTATAATTCCCTAAAATTACAAACCTTTTCTAACAACTGGATGCCAAACTGTGCCATATTCATCAGAAAATGGCTTTTCCTGATCTGGTGTACCATCATCTACAAATCCAAAGGGTGCCATATCTTGTTCTATAAGTTTTTCCTGTTCTACATATAGTTGATTTCTAACGTTTGTATTTGTCATTTCTTTAAAAAAAGGTTGATTTGACAACCAACCAAAAATAACCAAACAAGTAATTAAGTCATCATTACAGCCATCTTCGGCTTGCCAACTATTACCTCTTTTACTAAATGTTGACATTTCTTCTATGATGTTAAAATCATTTATTATAAGTTTATCACTTTCAACTAGTGTTTTAAAGTTAGAACATCCTATCTTTTTGATTTGTTTTGTCATTCTGACACCTAGAGAAGTACCACGTCCACTAAATTGAGCTCCTAATATTTGTCCTGCTCTACCTTTTTGAGTTGTCATTAGCAAGTTATCGTACTCTATTTCAAAATGTAATGCGTCAGATATTTGTTGTCCTAAATCATTTACTTCTACAAGTATATGAGCAGTATTATATGCCTTAGCAATTTTTGATATAATATTTGGAAAGACATAAGGTTTAATTTCATTACTACGATATTTTGCTACCACTTTATATGGCATTTGTGAAACATCAAATACAATAAAAGCAGAATAATCTTTTATTGTTCCTCTTGCTACATCAACTGTACAAACATAAGTTTTGTGTTTTTCAGGTCTTTCAAATATATCTACACCGCCGTTTGATTCAATTGGATTTAAATAAGCAAGAGTTTTAATTTTTGATGGTGAAATTAAAGTATCTACTGATCCTAAAAATTCACATTCAAACTCACTGGCAAATTGTTCTTTACTTGTGTTTCTTATTGTTGCTTCTTTCCATTCTTCATCTCTTCCAGGCACTTCACTCCAATGAACTTCTATAGGTATATAATCATTTCTTTTATTTTCTGCGTCTACCCAAAGTTTATAATACATATTCATTCCGTGAGGTGTAGATACAATAATCATTTTTGTTTTTTGACCAGATGAAATTGTAGGATAAACTGAACTAAAAAACTGTTCGGCAATATTAGCTGGAACGAAAGCAAACTCATCAAGGAAAATAATGTTATAAGAACCACCTCGAATAGCACTTGATGAAGTAGCGGCAGCCACAATGGTTGATTTATTTTCTAATTCAATATTACCTTTGTTCCAGTTAATTACACCTTGTTGTAACCATTTGGGTAAGTTTTCATATGCGAGTTGTAAACGACCTAGTATATCTCTTGCTGTAGAACTTTTGTTGGCAAGAATAGCAATATTTGAATTAGGATTAAACAACGCATAATGTAATAGATAAGAAATTGTTGTTGTTGATTTACCTGATTGTCTAGGCAATTTACAAATGGTAAATCTATTATCGTGTATCGTTTGTACAATTTTTTTTTGAAAGTCATACATCTTAAAAGGAACAAGACCTTCATCTAACGATACTATTCTCACATAACTTTCCATAAAGTATAATGGATCTTCACTACACTTTTGATATTCTAAAATTTGTTCTTTAGTAAATTCTTGTGGAGTATTTACTTTTTTTAAATTAGGATTTCCTAAATATGCATCACTCATTCGTTAATTCCTTTACCAACAAAACTTATATAAGAAGTAATTATATATCTATCTTTATTTTCTGGACAAGATTGACCTCTATGTGTGTGTGTAAAATATGCTGGAAAAATACACACTCTACCTATTTTACTTAATACAGTTTTATTATTATAAAATTCAGTACCACAATTATGTTCTGTTAAATAAATTTGTAAACTTAAAACTCTATGTGAAGCAGTAAAACTATGTTCGGAATGCCAATTAGAAAAAGAATTTCCATTTTTAAAACATTTCAATCGTAAATGATTTAAATCCCAAAAAGATGATGTTAAGTTTATTTCAGGATACTTATTCTTATATTGATTTAAAACAGAATATAATTTTTCTATATATGGCAAATCATTTTTATTTTCAATATTAAAATAATAATAATTTTGATTATTTGAAAGTATTAAATTTTCTTTTTTAAATTTTTCTATTATTGAATTACACTCTATTTCAGAAAAAACATTATCAACTGTTAATACAAAATTTTCATTCATTTATTATTATTCCTTCAATATGAGTATAACCCATTTTTTTAGCTGTAGTAACTCTTTGACTGCCTCTTAAAACAACTAATTCTTTCTCTATATATAAAGAACCGTTAGCACCGTATCTAGGTGTTTCTGACTTTGTTCTTTTTTCTACTTCTATAGGATTTAATAATTCATTTGAATTATATAAGTCTTCAAGCACCATATTATTATTTTCATAATATTTAATGTAATTTAAATCACTTATTGCTAACGTCTGTTTCTTTGGATGTGATGTCTTTGCTTTCAATATCTTCATTTTTATTTCTTAACATCTTTTGTAATTCTGCTGTAGAACCAACAAAGAGTGCGTTTTTTATTTGTGGACTTGCTGATTTAGGCAACTCTTTTAAATCTTTTAGTTTCTTTTGTAAGTCTTGTAGTTTATCTACTGTACCAGCAACTTGTCCTATCAATTGACCAGCAACTTCATAAGCTCTAGGATGTTGTCCTTCTCTAGCAATATCTAAAATACCATCTATTGCTTCTTGTCCTCTCTCAATTAAATTATAATAATTTTCTCTACTATATTTGTAATCATTATCTATATCAGGATTATTTTTATCTTCTCTACGAGTTACAGGTGCCTTATAATCTTTTTCTACTTTAGGTTCTTTTTTTTCAATTCCTAAAATTTCATTTACTTTTTCTTCTAATTTACTCATAATTATTCATCTTCACCTGTTATTGAATTATATTTTTTACCATCTTCATAAAAATTTATTGTTGTAGTAAAACCAAAATCATCATCTGCGTCAGCATTTGTAGGGTCAGGAACAACAATAATTCTTTCTTCTCTCGCTTTATTAGTAGTGTCTGTATCTGTGTATAAATCTGATTGTACTTCTTTTACAACTTTTTGAGTTGACGCAGGACCAAACAAATATGTTTTAGCTGTAAATCCCAAACTATATATTACGGCTCTACGCTTTGTAAATGCTTCAGTATAACTATCTTCATAAGTAATACTATTTAATACAATTGGAACATCTCTTTTTATATTCATATTTGGTATAGCGTTTATAGTTACTGTGTAATCAGGTTGAAAATAAGGTAAAATTTGTTCTATAATTTGTAATCCACCTTCAGCAGTTGCTGTAAAGGCATAAAGATTGTATGAAATATTATATGGTACAGGCATATAATTGAAGTCCATAATTTTACCATCTTTTTCAGACTTTACTTTTCTAAATTTTTGTATTCTATTTAATTTACGAGTATTATCGTAATTAATACTTGCGATTTCAAAACCTAATCTAGGCAAAGTAACGGCAAATTCTCTATTTTCTAAACTCGGTTGTTGATCTAATCTTACTAAAAATTTTTCTTTTGGACCATAAGCTAATGGTACTCGAATAGACTGAACAGTTGTGCCTGATGAATCTTTTCTTTTAATTTGTATATTATTAAATATTTGACCAAAAGCGATGGTCATTTTTCTTAAACTTTGATTATAAAAATATCCAAACATTATTAATAATCTACCTCTCCGAACGGATTACGTTCTGTAAAGTCTAATATATCATCTGCTAGTGATGAAGTATCAAAACCTGCCTCTGTATCTAAATCATTATTATCAGCATAAGGTGATTGTGTTTGTATATTATATGTTTCTAATAAGAAATAATTATTTTCTCCATCAACACTATCATTTTCTAATAACAACGCACCTACTTCATTTTCTAATGATACTTGATGTTGTAATTGATCTAAAGTATATCTATCCTCAGCGGCATCAATAGTTGAAACTCCTGTGTCAATTCTTTCTGAACTGTATTCCCAACGTGTAACTTTTAACTTATAAACAGGTAAGTTACTTAATTGAAAGAAAGGTTCCTGATCTTCAACAAATAAAATTTCAAAAAAGGAATTCATTAAAGGCATATAGATAATATCGCCTTCGTTAGGTCGACCAGATACAATCATTGTACCAGGATCATCTACTAAATCTTTCCATCTTCTTTTTGAAATTGTAAATGAAGTGTCTTCTCTAATTTCTAAACCAAATTTGTTAATGATTTCTTGTTCGCCAGCAAATCCTTCAGTTGTATCAAAATACATTTCAGCCAGATAAGCAGCATTAAATTTAGATGCTACATCTTCGCCTAAAATTAAATCTCTATTGACTAGTGTTCTTGGAAGATAATAGACATCGTGCCCATATATTTTTAGACCTTCTATAATTAAATTTTCATAGAGTCTTTTTTCTTCGGTACTTCCTATACCGTTGCCACCTTGAAAGTAATGATTAACCGGCATTTCATTATCCTATCAGCATAGCTGGATTTAATTCAAAAGTGCTTCTAATTTCTTCTTCTAACTTATCAATTTCTGTAAGTGATTCAGAATAAATTTGTTGACCATTTAACGTAACTCCACCAATCATTGTAACTCCGTTAAACTTACTTAAATTTGCTCCCCACTGTTTTTTAAATAAAGCAGTTACATATCTTTTTAAGTAAATATCATTCCATACGTCTGTATATGTTGCTGGATCTAATTTTCGATAACATTCAATAACAATATACTCGTCTGTTTCTAAATCGTTTGACCAATCCATATCAATGTATAATCTGTTATCGTGTTGATTAAATCGTATTGGCTTTTCACCAACAAGTACGTGATCTAAAAAATCTAAATGTCTTAATACAATATCATAATTGATAACACTCGTAGATGAAAAGTCGTAAAGGTCATTTAATCTTAATTGATATCTTACGTCAAATAAATTTAAATTACCTTTATCTGAAAAAGGAAAGATGTTGATAACTGAAATAACTGTTTCAGGCACTACAAGATAATTATTATCTTCATACCAAGTTGTAGAAACACCATCTTTAGTAGCAGTTTCAGTATTAGGATTTATAGCAGATAACCTTGTTTTGTCAGCAGATGTTAACTTATATTTTAAATAAGTTCTTTTTATACCATCGTAATGATACTGCTGAAAGTATTGTACTGCTTCATCAATTCTATCTTCTAACTGGTCATCATCTACGTTTATTTCTATGACCGGTTTTCCTAGTCTTCTTAAAGCGTACTGTTTTAATTGTTCTCTTGTAGCTGGATTAGCCATTATAAACCCTTATTGTTTTTAATATTTATAATATTAACCGAGAGCGATGGCTTGTGCGATAGCAAAGGCTTTTTCCGCTTTCGTGTCTAATTGTGTTTGTATAGCAGATGTAACCCCATTTAAATATCCAATTTCTGTGTCATCAACGCCAACAACAATCGCTTGTTTAGCATCTAACTGAGTTTGAATAGCACTTGTTACGCCATTTAAATATTGAAATTCAGTATCAGATACAGAACCATTAGCAATTGAACCTGCGTCTAAAGATGATATATTTGATTGTACATAAGATGTAATTTGACTTGCGTTTATTCTTTTTTCAACTGTTCCATCTGATATAGCAAACTGGTCAGTATCAGCAATTGTGATACCTGTTCCATCAGTTAATGCGTCAATATTAAATATACTTTCAACATTACCAAATTCTAAAGCAGTAGCTCCAGAATTTACTTTTAAAATTTGATTTGCTGTTCCTATTGATAATGAAGCTCCAAGTCCTCCATAAGCAAGACCAATAAACTCTCCTGTTTGAAACTCTGCTAATCCTGTAGCATTGTTTTCATCATCAAAAACTGTTCTAATAGGTACTTTTGCTACCATAACTCTCCTTAATTACAATATTTATATATTTTCATAGTTAAAAGGTAAATAACTCAAATTTATTTTGAGTATTTCCATCTGCTTTTGTAAAGTTAGTAAATACAGCTGCTCTGGAAGTAGTAGCAGCCATTGTAAAATTAATAGCAGGTGTAGATAATCCGCTTGCCTGTGTATATAATGGAACTGATTTAGTAGGTATACCTGTTTTAGCATCAGCTTTAGAAATTACGTCACTACCTACTTTTGAACCAGCAGGCAGAGTGGCACCAGAAGCAGAAATTAATATTTGTCCTGTTCCATCTCCTGATATAGTCGCACCTGCCAAATCAATTGTATTTCCTGATAAGTAAATATCTCTCCATCTTCTACTTGGAGATCCTAAGTCATATGTGATATTATTTAATGGTTCTAAATTTGAAACAAAACGTCCATTAACTGTGATTGTATCTTCGGTTGAATCTCCAGAATTAACACCTAAAATAATATCACCTCTTAATGTAGCTGTGCCTGAAACATCTAAATTTCCTGTTGATGTTATGTCAGCGGCTCTAATGTTTGCGTCTGTTAACGTTAGATCACCTGTACTACTTCCTGTAAATGTTCCAGTCGCAAAAGCAATCTCATCTTCAGATTCATCATAACCAATAAACACATTGTTTTCATCACCTCTCTCTAATATTAATCCTATATCTCCTATTGGTGCACCAGTGATACCTGTTCCTAATTCAAATAACTTGTCTGAAACAGTTGCGTTAACTGTGTCAATTTGTGTGGTAGTTCCCTCTACATATAAATTTTTAAAGTAACCATTATTCCAAGCCTTTTGAGATGAACCTATATCTCTTGTTCCATCTCCATCAGGTAAAATATTTTCACTTACAGCATCAAATGATACAGCAACCGCACCAAAATCATATTTGTTAGATGAAGCATTCCATTTTAAAGCAAAACCATCTTGTTTAGTAGAATAATCTACATCATCCAATTCTCCAAGTTTTGTAGAACCACCTCCACCAAGTGATTGTAACTGTAATGTTGTTAATTGTTTAAATCTACTAAATTCTTTTGTTAATTCTTCTAAACCTATTTCGCCACTATCTAATTGTTCTTTTAAAGATTTAGCACGTTTTGTTAATGCTTT